CACGCTCAAACACCGACGGTATCAGTGCGGCATTTACTGCATTCTTGTTACTGCATGATCTTAAAACAGACATGCTACAACAGCTAGACCGACAACAGCCCGGACAAGAAGGTTGGGTGCTAGCCACTCCTGCTGGCCGTGCTAAACTAGTCAATAGATTTGGATTCAGTGCTGGCAATCGTGCCATGAACAATCCAGAATTGGATAAAACGCAAGCCTAACTCTTCTTTTTTGCCTCAAGAGGTAAATAAAAGTAGACCCAACGTGGTCATATATTAAGGAGAATTTAAATGGCATATTTAACAATCACATCCGGTGGTTCGCAACCAGTATTTGCAACTGATACCCTAAACGGTCCTCAGTTATCTGCAACAACAACTTACACACCAGCTGGTGTTCCTACCAACTTCATGGGTCCAAAACTGGACTTCTTTGGTTGCGACTTAGGTGCAAGCCCAGCTACACAAGCCGCTGTAAACGGCATGTTACAAACATTGTTGCAATCAATTCAACAAACAGCTACAGTGGCAATTTATCAAGTTGCCGCTACAAGCAACGTAACAAACTTCAGCGTTGCTACATACCCAACAGGTGCTTTTAACACAGCAACTGATGGCAGCGACAACAGCGCCGCTACATTGCAAGCACAAATTCGTGCTTTGGGCACAGTTAACAGCTATGACTTATCTGGTGCAACTGTAACCAACGTTGGTTTCCGCCTAGCTTCTACAGCTACAACAGCAGCCTAATCAAATCTTTTTTGATTGCAACAAACCTCGGATTTATTCCGGGGTTTTTTGTTGGCGTTAAATACCTATAGAATGACATATATCTATGAGAGCCCAGATAAAGGGCAAACTGTTTATCGACGCCAACAGGGTGACACCCAAAGAGAATTAATTAAAGATACCCGTACACCCGACGGTAGACCCCTACATGAACATATCATGGAAAATAAGCTGTGGGGTGAAATACACAGAACCGCTAAAACCAATCCTGCACTTCAAGACGCACTGGACCGTGCTCGTGTAATTTACGAGTTGAGCCGCGATGATAGCAATTAAATGTAGATGTTTATTTGATATCACTGCCACTGGAGTCACTGGGCACTATAAATCATCACGTATGCCTTTTCGTGATCGTGCCAACAACAATATAATTGACGAAATTACCTGGAGCCGTGCTAGAAATCAACAACGAAATTGGGAAACCGTTACACAGTTAATATCGTTGCGTACACAAATTATGGATGTCACAGACCCAGTTAAAATCAATGATTGTTGGGAATTTGAGTTTTCCACAGAAACTCCAGATGTTTATGGTACCTTGGATGATCCTACTGCAATACTCAGAGCAGATTGTCAAGGAGTACCTATGCTGGTATCAACAGACAATCAACATTTAATAGCCGCTGAATTAACAGTCAGCGGACCCGATCAGAATATCTGGTTTGACCCAATTACAATAAATAATTAACTGGAGAAGATATTATGGTTGAGCCAACAGATATAGAGAAAAAAAGTCTCGAAGCGCACGTAGAATTGTGTGCTGAAAGATACAATGCCCTTGAAACTAAATTAAATAATTTAGAGTCTAAAATTGCAGATGTAACTGTATTAATTGGTGATGTAAAATCAACATTAACTGCAATGTCCGAAAAGAACAATGACCGATTGATTCAATGGGGCATTGGAGTAATAGGGTTTTTTGCCGCAATCACTGGCTACCTAATATCACACTTTGTTGTTAAATGATTAAAGATCAAGAAGTTGAACGTCTTATTAAACAAGAGTTAAAAACCATTAGCTCTAACATCATCTGGCAAGATGAAAATGGAATCTACGAAGTATTTGGCCGCTATCGTATAGTACCAAATAATAGAACATATCGTGTGTTTTGTTCTGAAACAGAAGTAGGAATTTTTTACAGCACACGGGCCGCACTTAGCTGGTGTATAGCTGACAAGTATAACAAATACGCATTGGCAAGAGAAATATTAACTACAGATAATAGATTGCACTATGTAGTAAGTGATATTGTGTTGAGAGCCGGTATTGCAACTCAAAGTAAAAGCCCAGAGTTTCGAGAAAACGTTGAAACAAAACTGGAACCAAAATTGATTCATAAAAAGAAGCTGGAAAATCAATTAGCCGATTGCGTAAAAATGGCTAAATACTGGCAACAACGAGGATTTAATAATGAAACTGCAAGAACTAGTCGTAACTGACTCTATACAACAAACTGCTAAAGTTTTCGAAAGCTATTTTGGTAGCCGCTTCCAACTCAGTGCAGTTAATACAAAACAAGCTCGTAGCATGCTGGATCGCGTTCGTACACTGGTGCGTGAGCACCGTCGTACCTCAGAATTTCACAGTAGCGAACAAAACCCTTCATACCTCAAGTTGGTTATGATGGAACAGGCTTTGGTAAAGCGTATTCGTGAAAATTCACAAATTCCGCCCACCGGCCAACAACAACCAACCACACAACCCAGTGCAGGTTCTGCTCCTGTGCCAGCTGATCAAGCCAAAGCACAGCAGGCATTGATGATTCGTAAAATTAAAGATCCTAAGCTACAAGCTGCCATGAAGAAATCTTCTGCAGGTCAAAATTTAAGTCCAGACGAGCAACAACTAGTTGCCAATGCGGCAATGGCCGGCGGTGGCGCAACTATGCAAGAGAATCGTCGTAAGAGCCTACGTCATAGACTGCGTGACGCCAGCGAAGTGCAACTCGCTCAAGTAGTGTTGGCCAGCAAAGACATGGTTGATCAAGAACAAAAAATGATCGAGCAAGTTACTGCAATCCAATTCAAAGATTTGCCGGCGTTGGTTGATCAAATTAAAAATGAAGTTGGCGTTGATCAAGCCACACAATTTAACGCAGATGCATCTGCGGCATTGGGCGGACTGGTACAGAATCTACAAGGTGCCAAACAACAACTAGATGCGGCATTGGGTGTAGTAACAGGTCAAGCGCCACAAGTTCCTGGCGGTGACCTTGGCCCGGGTGCTGACGTAGGTGCTGACATGGGTGCTGAGTTACCCCCGGAAGGCAGCGAAGAATTGGATATCAATGCAGACATTGATGCTGATGCCGATGAAGAATTAGGTAATCTAGCATCCAGTCTAGGGCGTGCCAAGCGTTAATATGTTAATTCGAGAATTTATTGAACCCAAGGATGATTCAATGAGACTCGTTGCACTCAGCGAGTTCCTCAGCGATCGTGCCGAAGATCAATCAGCTAAAAAACAGATCAGTCAAGACGCATTTGTTGAATTAGCTAAAAGCCTTGGAGTTAACGTTACTAAGGAAAACTTGGGAGACCTTATCTCAAGAGAACCATTAAAGAACGTGTTAGAACCATTGGATCCAAACTCGGGTGTGGTTCGTTTTAAAGGTAACACAGAAGCCGAAATTGGAATGAGTGTTGACCAAGCACAAGATATAGTAGATCAAAATGCCAAAAAGGCCATGCGCCGCGGTATGAAATAAATCAAATAAGTTGACACATTTCTTAAAAGATAGTATACTAAATACTTGTCTAATGCGTTATATTATTGTAACCAGGGAGAAAGTCATGAAAAAAGTTCTTTTAGCATTATCGTTAGTTTTACTAGCAGGATCAGCAAGTGCTCAGTGGCATCACGGACATAGACCGCACGGTTATTATGGTGGGTACTATGGAGGTGGTGGTTGGGTAGCACCATTGATCATTGGCGGAGTAGTTGGTGCCGCTATTGCAAATCGTCCTGTACAGACCGAAACAGTAATTGTACAACAGACACAGCCAGTGATTATACAGCGTCAACCTATTTGTACAGAATGGAAAGAAATACAAACTCCTGACGGACAAGTCTATCGCGAAAGAACCTGTACACAATAATGGCCTACTCAGATAAAGTTGTTGATCACTATGAAAATCCCCGCAATGTCGGATCGTTTGGAAAAGATGATGATAACATTGGCACTGGCATGGTTGGTGCTCCTGCCTGTGGTGATGTTATGCGTTTACAAATAAAGGTTGACAATGATACAGGTATTATTACAGATGCAAAATTTAAAACATATGGCTGCGGATCGGCTATTGCGAGTTCAAGCCTTGTCACAGAGTGGGTCAAAGGAAAAACACTCGACGAAGCAGGATCAATCAAAAACTCCGAAATCGCCGAAGAACTAGCCCTACCGCCGGTCAAGATACACTGTAGCATATTGGCCGAAGATGCCATTAAAGC